CTCCTTACGCGTCGTTAGCGGTCGTGTGATATCCGCACGATATCATCATTCGACCATACCCGCTCGCGGCGATATCCTCCAACGCGATGCCTACCTTCTCGACCATTACTGGCACAGCACCGCCGGTCGTCATCGCGCATGCGTCCACATATCCACCGACCGCGTTCGTGGTCGTTCCGAGCAGGTCGCCCGCGTCGATGGTCGTCGCGTTGTCCGTGTTGGCCACATATACCACGCAACCATCCATCGCAACCGCGACCAATACACCCACGCCAGCGTCATATAATGCGACACCGATCGCGCCCACGGTCGATGCCTTCACCGACTTATTTATGGCGTTGCTCACGCCGGTCCCATGATAGGCGACCACCTGGCCCGCCTTTACTGCGGTCGTCGCTGTGAACAGCGCGATGTTGTCGCCCGAATACAGGATGTTGCGCATGGCAACCCATGTTCCAATTGCTCCCATTTTCTTCTCCCTCCTCAGGCGTTGTTGGCTGAGGTGAATGTCCCACAGCTAACGAGCATTCTCCCGATACCGCCGCCGACGGTCGCGCCATCCGTGATATCAAGCATGATACCCACCTGATACTTCACCACAAGCACGACGCCAGCATCCATTAGGGCGACCGCACTAACGGTTCCCCCGATGGCATTGGCGTTATCCTCGACGATATCACCGGCATCCAATACCGCCGTATCGTCTGCGTTCACTACGTTCACGATGCACCCGTCCATCGCGACGGATACCACACTGGCCGCCGCCGCATCATGTAAAGCCACGCCGATCGGCTGACCGGAGGTTGCCTTGATGGCCGGGATCACGGCCATGCTTGCGCCTCCCGCGCTGAAGGCCACGACCATTCCCGCCTTGATGGTGGATGTTGCCGTGAATTCCCCGATGTTGTCCCCTTCGCAGAGGACGTTCCTTATTGTCGGAAATGTTCCCAAATCTGCCATTTGTATCGTCCTCCTCAGGCGGTCTGGGGCGCGGTCATCCGTCCGCACTTGACCAGCATTCTTCCGGTTTCGCTCCTCAGTATCTTGTCGATGGCGATGCCTACGGTATATTTGACGGTGGCAACTGCGCCGCCTCCAGCCGTGCTAGTGACCGCCGCCATTGAAACGCATCCTGGCGCGGTGGCGTTGTCATTATCCTCCAGGATATGCCCCGAGTCGATGTCCACGTCGCTCTCGGCATTCGCCACATAAACGATGCACCCATTACAGGCCACCGTTACCATTTTGCCAGCCGCCGCACCGTAAAGCGCAACCCCAATAGGTTGCCCCGATGTTGCTTTAATCGCGGGGATCACCGCTCCACTAACCCCGGTCGCCGCGAAGGCTACCACTTGGCCCGCTGTGACCGCCGTTGTCGCGGTGAACTTATGGATGTTCTTGCCTGTCCATAATACGTTCCTGATGGTTGGGAACGCTGCTATGTCTGCCATTTGTTCACCTTCACCTTATGACTATTTCCTTGCTCGTGATGTTTGGCAGCTTTGCCGCCAATTCCATCTTATCGAGTTCCAGTCCCCTGTCAACCTTGGGGTCTATCGGCCCAAGTGTCTTCGGGTCAGGAGCATTCTCCATTTTCTTCAGCCTCTCTTCATAGGTCGCCAGCATCTTGAGTAATTCAGCATTCGCGCCCTCGACCTTGACAGAGAGCCCACTCAGCTCTTCGGGCTTTACGGCTGGGGCGAGGGCAGCGAAACGCTTGTCCAGCTCTCCCATAATATCAGCCTTCAGTCCGGCGAGCATCGTTTCCAGCTCCGCCTTTTCCATAACCTCTTTCTCCTCAGAAGGTCCGCCTTCCTCGTTGTTCTTGATATGGCACTTGTCACAGGCCCCTCGGTCCACGCTCGCCACGCCCGAGAACTCGACATATTTCGCGTTATAGCATTTGTTCGTGGCGTCCCATTCGTCGATGGTCCCGAGCTCCGCCGATACGTTGTCGGCATATCCCCGCTTCACCATCTCCGCGTGGTCCCTGGACTTCGTAGTTGCCAGATGCAAGAAAACGTCTCCCATCACCGCGCCGTTCTCATAACGGGGCGTGCGAACCTCCCCGACCTTCTCGTCGATCGAGCGCGGCGACCCTCCCTGATGCCTCAACCAATAACCGTTAGCCTTCCAGTTGCCAGCATACTCTTTCAGAACTTCCCCCGAGTAGTGGCAAGGCGTTTGTGCATAGCTGTCGGTCCAAGTGCCTTCAGCGAGGATAGTTATATTCTTAATTAGGAATCCGCCGTCCGCTTCAACGAACTTTGGGTCCTTCAGTTCGATATTGAGCATTCTAGTGATGAGTTTCTTTTCTGGCTTCTCCATGCTTTTGCCCTCCTGTGCGGCCGCATGAGCGATGGCGAAGGCGCACCCCTCACGGTCCTTGCGGTCCTTGCACGTCTTTGAATAAGCGGCGTTGAAGGCCGCCATGAAAATGCCCTGTTGATGATCGTCATACTTATCTCGGATCTCTTTCGGCAGTTCGTCCTTGGAAGCGTAAGGCATCAGGCCGCCTCCTCAATTACTGGGAGCAATGTGCATCTGCATTGCGGATGAAGTGGGCAATCCGGTTCAGAACCTAACGCGAACCTCTGCCCATCAAGTGGCTCGCACTGGCTGCACAATCTCTCATCGTGCGCCGTGAGCCATTCCACCGACTCGATGCCATTCCGTCTAAAGGTGTTCTTCGCGGTGGTGTTGTAGGCGTAAAGCGTTTCAGTTCTAGCAATCACCCTTGCTCTTTCGATGCCCATGTCGGAAACGGAATCTATGCGGTTGGCAAGTTTGGTTATGCCTTCGCCCCTCGCTATGCCGTCCGTGAGTTCCTTAGTTATTTCCTTGCCCATGTCGTCCGTGAGACCCTTGAGAGAACCGATGTTGCGTTCGATGAGCGCCTCGCCTATCGCCTTCTCTGCCGGGTTGAACCCCGTGCCTGCGGTGATGCCTACCGTCTTAAGGATCTGCTCGGCGCGGATCTTGGCCACCGCCTGAACCGCGACGACTTGCTGCCTAGCCTTGCCCACCGCGGGCGCGAGAACTTTGTTGGTCAGAACGAAACGTATTTTAGTATTGATGGATGTGAAATCGACCTTCGCCGGTTCTGCCTCCAGTTGCCTGGATGAATTAAGAGCGAACCTCAGATCGTCCTTCGCGCCTTTGAGTATTGTAACTAGGTCGTTCTCGTATGCCTTGACCAACCGCTTGGTCATCGTCGGGTCGCGCCTGAGCGTCGCGGATACCTTCACTTAACGCCCCCCAACGGCATCTCCTCTGGTTGAAGTTGGTCCTTCGGCGGCGCTATGATTGTCGGCGGTATCGGAGGCGGTACTGGCTCGTCCACTTTGTTCAGTGGGTTGTCCGGGTCATCTTCCGCTATCTCTATGTCCAAGTATTCCTGTACCCAGGTAGGCGTCATCACTAGCCACGGGTCGGCCGGATAAATGCTCGCTATCTTCGCGATATATTCCGCTTTCTTCACGTTGTCATCGGGCGATACGTCATTGAACGCCATCCAGACTGCGCCCGGCCTGCCAGTCAATACGTCGAATATCTGGTTGCCCATAGCCCGGGCGAACCTCGATTGAAAGCTTCCTATCTTGTCATAGAACGTATCCAGTCTTACCTTGGCGGTCGCTTCGGTACTTCCCCTGCCTAGACCTAGCATCTCTTCGGGAACGCCCAATGCGCACGATACCCTCTGCGTGGACCAATTCGTATAAGCATCGGTTTGAGCGACGCCCTGCGTGTCGATGTTGTCGATAGTTACGTCTTGAGTCGTAGTCCATTCCATGTTCGGCTTGAGATTCTCGAACTCCTTGCCGTGGTCCATCAACGCCTGCCTGCCGACATTCTCCCCCGGCTGACCCAGCTTGACGTGATAGCGCGGATAACCGTGCCTTTGAATCGAAGTGGCCGTAGAATCGGCTATGGCCAGGTCTATTTCTATTTCCTTAAATGCCCTCTTTACCAGGGGCGCATGTAGGTCTAATACGAAGATGTTCTTAGGTTCAAGTTCTACGGTTATCGTCGTGTTGTTCCTCGTTACCGTTTGAACGTATTGGATGACGTTGCCGCGATCGTCTAGTATTTCCTTGAACGTCTCTGCTGGGCGATACACCATCTTCGTAATGCCCGCGCCGAGGCGGTTCCAGACTATCTCCGCATAGGCGCGTCCGTTCGGCATGATCAGCGCATCGACTATCAGTTGATGCCCCAGCGTTTCTATGTCGACTGCATCTAGGAACTCTTGGACGGAGTCGGTTAGCGTTTCATCGTCGCCTTGCAGGACGTACCCATTGGTGAACACGAATAGCGGATAGGCATCGATCGCTTCCCCGACCAATCCACCTTGCTCGTACATCCGCCTGCATTTGGCCGCGTCGGTGACATCTGAACTAAAGTATGCGAGCGCCTTACCTGATTTAAAGCTCGCCTGTGAGTAACCTTTGCCCTCATCCGGGACCGGCTTTGGCCCGAACAACCTCGACCTTAAGCTCATCGGTCCAACCT